CCCATCGAGGAAAACTTCTCAAGCGCTATCCTCTCCTTCTTATACTGGACATGTCCAGTACGGAAGCGGGATAGCAGGACATACCAGTCCAAGGGCAGAAGATCCGCCACTAGACTGCGTCCAATCGTGTCGGAAGCAGACGACAGGTCGAGAGTTGCCAAACTCCCGTCGACAGAGGCTCGACGCGCAAGTTTTTGATTGCGTGTCTGGTCCTTGATGTCGATACCCCAAGGCCGTAGCCGTGCGGCAATAACGTCACCGATACCGAGCTGGAACATTGAGTTCAAGACTGGTTCGACGACGATACCGCGAGCGGCTGTGGCCTTCTTCCGGACGAAGCTCAGCTTGCCATCTTCAATACAGACGACGGTTCGCTGGTCCCGGGCGGCAAGCCACCCGGGAAACATCTTCAGTACCGCTTGCGCGGATGGGAAGAGTTCTTCGCTACATGAGTATGGGGCCCCCAGTTTAGACCGGGGGGACGCATCTCTTTTCTTGACAGTGGTTGTAGCACCAGGGCCAAAACGAGGCCTAGTGTCAGACAACTTCGGGATATCCCCAAGGATACGTTGTATTTTCCGCTGAGCGGCGTATAGTACGCCTTCAACGCGAGGTGAGAAGCAAAACTCACCTCGACGACGCATCGCGAAGATATCTCTGGTTTGCCGACACAGGTCTTCGGCTTCACGGAACTTAACCAGGGCCACCGCTTCAGGGTCGATGCCGAGCCGCAAGTCCCAGCGTTTTTGGAAAAACGCAAGGACCTGTCGGAGTTCGGCCGCATCCCCGATACTGAGGCCTTCCAGGTCGAGTTCCATGGTACACAGCGACAGTTCGTCGCGCTCGTAGAGCGCGAGGAGTATGTCGTTCGCTTGGGGGCTGTCAGCCCCCACGCGATCTGCGTGCCTGAGTGCTTGGTGATAGACGATCTCGGAATTGGCGCGTTCCGAAAACGCCTCGTCCCAGTGCATAGATTTATGCATAACTTCTTCCTTTGACTAAGGAAAGGGTTGGGATTGCAGCTAGATGCTGCGCAAGGCAGGCCCCCCGGGAGGGGAGCCTCTGACTGACCCGTAAGGATCGTCAGGTCGGAGCGACCAAGAGGTCGAACAGCTCCGGGACGGGACCAGTCGTGACGGGAGTCACAGACGTGGTCACGCCGCCGAAAATGTTCAGTCCGAGTTGGCGAACCAGGCGTCGACCGGCTACGTCCGAGCGCTCATGGTAGTACGACGTGAGATGTTCAGTCATCTCGTGTGCTACCTTGGGCGCGGCGGTGTAGCCGGCTGCGTTCTGACCAGCCACCGATTCCATCACCGGAACCACGAGTGTGGCGTCCGCCTTGTACACGCCGGTCTTGTACTTCTCGAGAGAGATACGAAGACGCGGCTGCGCAATGGTCGGGACAGCCAGGCCCGTCTCTCGCCACTCCGCCACGACTTTCGTGCGACCCTCACGGGCCACAGAGATCGGAACGAGGGTGTGCGAGACAGGGGTCGCCGCGCCATCAAAGGCGACGACGTTCGAGATCGAGGACATAGTATGTCACTCCTTCTGGACGTTAGTTGGAAGGCAAACGAAAAGAGCGAATGTGTCAATCAGTGGGGGCAGACAGCCACCACCGTTTACCCACCTTGGAAGATGCGTAAGCATTGACCAGCAGCGCAATGCTGTTTACAGCATGCTGCCACGAAGCGACCTGCTTCAACGACTTGACCGAAGGGTCCGGTACGTTAAGGTAGGCGGTGATCTCTCGCTTGACCTGGATACTCTCCCAGTGGTAGTCTGCAGGGTTGTCCTCTGCAGGCTCATTCTGGTCGTTGTACCCGGGCCGAAGCGAAGTCCCACCGAATCGATGCTTCGACATAGTAGAGTAGACGAACTTCCCTGTGAGTGCCGACTTTGTGTTCAAAGCCTGCAGCCACTCGCCAATTGGAACAAACCAGTCAGCGACAAAGGAGTAAGGGACCTTCTCCCACACAATGCTAGCCACGTCGTTCGCCCCTAAGAGTCGAGGGCCGTCTACGTTTTCTAGTATCGCCTTGAGGCGGTAGCTAGTAAACGAGTCGACACCCTTGTCATAGTAGGCGCCCGAGCGGTTCTCATTGCGTTGAGAGTGGTGCTTCTTCTTCTTTGAGGTCCGGACGACGTGCTTAGGACGAGCCAAAGTTCTCTCCGCCAAATACTCGGCGGCAGACTGGACATCGTTCAGCAGAGGCCGTATCCCATACTGAATCGTCAGAGTCATTGCTGCGGCGTCAGAATACGGAACCGGGGGTTTCCTCCCGATTTCCGGCTTCTGTTGCCACAGGTGCCTCCAAGCGACATCATACCGCTTTTGCCTAACAGCCGTAATGGCTGCGTGGATCGAGCGGGCACTGTTGCCGATCAGATGAGCGGCTTCCTTACCCTCAGCAATAAAGATCCCAAGATGGAAGTCAGATCCTTGCAGCGCTTCGCGCAGCTTGGATGACGTCCGGATG